GGCAAAGCCATCCTGCCCTACTACTCCGTCGCGCGAGAACGACTGATCGTAGACATCGGCAACATCACTGGGCCGCCATAGTAAATGTATGTGCGGCCGCTTCGTCCAACGCCCTATCATCGACTTCGGCCTGCCGTCGCTGGTAGACCTCGCGCCGGCGTTGGCCGAGATCCCTCCCAGCTACAACCTGGCGCCCACACAACGGGCGTCGGTCATCCTCGATCGGGGAACAGGCCGGCAGGTGTCCCGGCTCGCGTGGGGTCTGCTGCCGTCGTGGGCGAAGGTCAAGAGCCTGCAGGGATCTACCTTCAATGCGCGGATCGAGACGGTGGCCACCAAGAACGCCTTTCGTGCCGCCTTCAAGAGGCGTAGGTGCCTGGTCCCGATGGCCGGCTACTACGAGTGGTCGATCAGCGACGTGGACGGAAAGAAAGACCCATGGTTCATCCACGCCGACGGTCCTCTATGGGCTGCAGGACTGTGGGAGGACGCAAGCCCTTTGCTGGCCGACGACAACCTGGGCACCTTCACCATCATCACCGGCGACAGTAGCGGCGTGTCGGCCGATATCCACGACCGGATGCCTGTCTGGATCCACCCTGGCCAGCTCGATGCGTGGCTCACGGCCGAGGCGGGCGACGCGATGGCCATGCTCCTTGCGTCCAAGGTGCCCGCCATGGAGGCGTATCGCGTCAGCCGGGCTGTGAACACCCCTCGCAACAACACCGAGCAGCTCCTGCAGCCGGTCGCCTAGACCGACGCCGGCGTCCCCACTACTCCCAGCCAAATGGGGGTCGGATGTGTGCTCTGGCCAACCTGTTCGCCCTCACCGCCTCCCGGTATGCGGTGATCTTGGCCACGTCCTCTCGCAGGCGGGCCTCATGCCTGGCCACCCACATCTCGGCGCCGGCGCGACCCTGCTCATAGCTGGTGCACCAGCGGAACGGCCCGCCGGGGCCATGCCGGTGCCGGTCGAGACTGGCGATCCAGATCCCGTCGTTCACCCGCTGCATCAGTACGGCCATCCACACGCCGCTGCAGGCGATGACCGTGGGGGCATCGTCGGGGAGGCTGGCAGAGCGTGTCGTCCAGTAGAAGTCGGGGGGCAGCGGCATGGCGGGGAGGATACGGCTGACCGTCGCAAAGGCTGCGACAAGGGAGCGGGCTGCAGGCGTGCGCATGTGCGGCGGTGGGGATGCTGATGGCCCCCTTACGCGCGATAAGGTGCAATTTTTCAGGTGACCACGGGAACGAGGTAATAAAGGTAACCACCCTGCAAAGAGCGCCCCATTCACCTTTAAAAACAATGACTTATATTGAATTTATCAGGGTAACAATAGGGTAACCTCTGAGTAATCCCATTACCTTCTTCAGAGGTAACATTGGCGGGAACAAATTTCCTTATGAATCAATGACATTACTTTGTAGGGATCGAAAAATTACCTCAAATCACCTCGAAAGGTAACCAGCATTTTTCCTTTTCCATCAGTCACTTACAGGATGTTTGGATGCGCGTGTTACCTGGTTACCTCGTCCCCGTGGTCACCTGAAAAATTGGCCCCGCCCGAAGGTGGCAATAGGAGGCCACAGGGCGCCACGCAGACACCCCCTGCCGCGCAGGGAACCGCAGGGCGGACCGGTGCCAGCGAAACCCGGAGAACGCCATACAGGGCCGGGGCTGGGCCGCGCTGCAGGCAGTGCAGAAAAAGCACCCTATGAAGTGCGCAGGCGTGGCGGGGAGACGAGTGCGCACGCCGGGGGGCAGAGGGCGTTGGACGGTCGGTAGAGAGGTCACGTCCTCGACCGCCCGTGATCGCCCGCCTGCGGCTCGCCACGGCCGCTGCATGGATCTGCGAAGGGGCTGGGCCGCGCCCACAAGAAAGCCGCCCGTAGGCGGCTTGTGGTTGGCTCTGTTCCTGCGTGGGTTACGGGCTGGGCAGGCGCGCCCTGGCCACATCGAAGTAGTGCCCGGTCATCTCGATACCAGTCCAGCGGTAGCCCTCAGCATCCGCGGCTACCAAGGTTGTGCCGGAACCTGCAAAGGGATCGAGGATGCGCCCGCCCTTCTCGCAGATGCGCACCAGCTGCCGCATGAGGTCGGTCGGCTTGCCGGTCAGGTGGTGCTTGTCCGCTTTGCGCACCGCCTCGCGGAACACGCCAGGCAGCGTTGGCGCAGCCCGGCCAAGCGGCATCCCGCCCTTGCTGCCCCACACAACGTACTCAGCCTGGTTGGAGAAGCGGCCACGCTGCGGCCGCACGCCGCCCGTCTTGTCCCATACCGCCACACCGCGCCAGGTGAAGCCCGCGCACTGCAGCGCGTCCGTGGTCAGCGGCAGCTGCCGCCAGTCGGTGAACAGCAGCACCGGCGCGCCGTCCCGCAAGACGCGGTTACACTGCGCCAGCCACAGCTGCATCCATGCCAGGTGCGAGCGCTGGTCGCGTTCGTCGCTGGGGAAGTCGGCATGCAGATACGGTCCGCTGCTCTGCATGTACTTCTCGTTGGGGCTGCGCTGGCGTGCAGACGCGTGGACGCCGCCGCTCGCATACGGCGGGTCAGTGATGAGGGCGTCGAAGCTGTTGGCCGCCAGGGTCGGCAGGACGGTCAGCGCATCGCCGTGGATCAGTTCGTTCTTCATGGGTAGAGCCTTCTTCGTGGTGTCGCTCGCGGCGATCCATGGAGAGGCTCTGGGCCTTCATGTGGTTCATGTCCCCGCACCGGGGACATTTCATTTGCAGGTCATAGTCGCCGGCCGCTTTGGCTAGCAGGCGCGCACATGCGCCACAGCGAAGGTTCTGTCGCGCATGTGTCATGCCGCCGCCGCTCCCAGCTCGAAAGCATCGAAGCGGATCACCTCCTGACCCAGCCACTCGTTGATCGCGGTCATGCGCGTCTGCAGCGGGGCAAGCTCCATTGCCGCCCACACAGTCGCCGCGTCGCGGATCGAGCCAAAGCCGCCACTGTTCTGGGGCACGATGCCGAGCAGCTGCGGCGGCACGCGCAGCGCCGCCAGCATGTCATCGCGGGTCACGCTCTTGATGCCGGTGAACTCATCCCTGGCCGCCACCTCACTGACCGGAATCACCTGCAGGCCGTCCTTCTTGCCGTTGGGCGAGTGCACGAACAGGTTCTTGAAATTGCCCGGTCCACGCGACTGGCGCAGTGCGTCGCGCAGCGCATCCACATCCGTGCCTTCTGCCTGGGGGTCGGTCAGATAGAGGATGTAGCCGGCGTGCGAGCCGTTGTTGTAGTACTTCCGCCGGAACAGCGTGGCCGACTCGTTCAGCAGCGCGGCCTGAACAGCCGGCATCCACTCGGGCAGGCCGTAGATCTCCTGATCGGCGTCCGCCTCGCGCAGCTGGAACACCTCACCGGCAGGAAACTCATGCTCTACCCGTCCGGCCCGCACCTGAAAGAACTCACCGGGCTGCACGCCACGGCGCATGTACTGCGCCAGCGGCACCGCCAGGCTATGCGCGGCGCCTGACATGGCACGGCGGCGTTCCACGTAGCCCATGCCGAACGTGGTGTAGTCCAGCGCCAGCTGCGAGAACGCCTCGCGGCTCAACAGCCGGTGCGGCCGGAACGTGCGCACCAGCATGTTGCGCTTGAACGTGAGGCCGCTCTGCAGGTAGGGATTGGAGCGTGTCGTTCGGGAAAGGCCGTGCAGATCCACAGGCGGCTCGAAGTAGCGGCCATTGCGCCAGCATTCGAGGTAGTCGAGGAAGCCGCGCGACTCCAGCACAGGGCTGGCCTCGCCGAAGGTGAAGGCTTCGATACTCACCGGCGGCGCGACAATGGCGCCCTGGTCGGTGTCGGTCATCAGAAAATCTCCATGGTGCCGCGCGCAGCCTGCCCGCCTTCCAGCGGCTCGTTCTGCAGCGCGTGCATGAGTGCCCATGCCAAGTCGGCATGGCCAGTGGTACGAGAGCGCCCGGCGGTATAGGTCACCTGCCGCCCGCTCGGGGTGATGGTTTTCTGGATCGCCAGCAACGACTGCGTTAGGTCGGTCCAGCCGGCGTCATATTCCAGCCGTTCGTCATTGATTACGTCGTAGGCTTTCAGCACCAGGCGCGTTTTCACCTCGGGCGAGTAGTTGAAGACGGTTACGCCGGGGAAGAACTGGCGAACCAGCTGTGCGACGCCGGTACCCATGCCGGTCGCGTCCACGCCGATGTACGTCACCCAGTAGCGCTTGGTGACCTGCTCGATGAACGCGGCCTGGTCTTTGAATTCCATGCCCTTGAACTGATGCCGTTCCAGCACGCGGAACTTGCCGCCAGGCACCAACGGCGGCGCCACCACCACGATGCCCGCGCTGTCGCCGGTCTCGGCCGGGTCGTAGCCAATCCACACCGCGCGGTCACCGTAGGGACGGACGGCAAACGGCTTGTAGTCGTCCGCCCACTCCACCCAGCTATCCACCTGGCAGGGCTGCAGCATCGTGAGCGGGAAGACACTGGCGCTGTCATCCACGAATTCGCACATCAGCAGGTTGGCGAATTCCTCGGCGCTGTAGTCGCGGCGCAGTTCCTCGATATCAAACAGGTCGCAGCCTCGGCCCGCCGCATCGAGCACGGTCACGATCTGGCGCCAGATGGCATCCTCGCAGCGGCGACCACCCATCAGGCGCGCGTGGCTCACGTCCAACTGGATCTGCTGGGATACCGGGCGTCCCTTGTTGAAACGGTCGCCGGTCCAGAAATCGAACGCTTCGTGCGCCATGGTGGACGGCGTACTGAAGTAGGTCTTGCGCCACTTCTTGTGCATCGCCATACCGCTGGCGACCTTGTTCAGCTGGTTGAAACCGTAGGTCCAGAAGAACTCATCGAAGTAGAAATTGCCGTGGTAGCCCTGCGCGGTACGGGCGTTCGTACCGAGGAAGAACAGCTCGGCGCCGTTGGCCAACGTGATCGGATCGCCGGTCAGATCGCGGTCCAACACCTCGCGCACAAACCCACGCATGTAGCCGAGGAAGATATGCGCTTGGCTCTTCGATGCGCTCAGGAAAATCTGGTTGCGGCCCGTGGTCAGCGCATCGATCAAAGCCTCGCGGGCGAAGTAGTAGGTAGCACCGATCTGGCGCGACTTCAGGATGATGCGCGTGCGTTCGTTGCTTGCCCGGTACCAATCGCGCTGGTAGTCGAAACAGCCATCTACGAACGCCGTCTGCAGGCGCTCGATTTCCTCCTGGCTGAAGTCGTTCTTACGCGCCTTCTTCTTCGGCGCCGCATTGCGGTTGGCCACCGCCGGATTGAGGTCGGACTCGTTGCCGCCGCCCTGGTACCGCTGGATGCGCGCCTGCCGTTCCAGCTGGCGGTGCAGCAGATCAATCTCTTTGAAGTCACCGGCGGTCTTGCCTTCCTTGTGGATCAGGATGGCGAGGCGCGCCTCCAGCGCGCCGCCGATGCGCTCGACGGTGTCAGCGCGGTCCCATTCGTCGCGCGCCTTCCAGCTGTGGATCGTCTTTTCCTTCTCGCCGATCAGCGAGGCGATATCGCACACGCGCCAGCCCATCCAGTACAGGAACTTGGCTTGGCGTCGTGGATCGACGTGGAGTTTTTCGGCTACGCTGGTCACGTGAACAGGTTGCCCGGCGCCACGCGTGCGCGACACGGAAAACCCACGTAGAACAGCGGCTTACAAACTGATCGCGTTGCCGCTACAGCGCCCTCATTCGACCATGGGTCATCGCATCGAGAACCGATGTGCACCGACACCAGCAGAGGGCGAGATGGCCAGCAAATCCGACAAGAAACGTTCCAAGTTCTTCCGTGTGGCCGTCGAAGGCGACACCACTGACGGTCGCAAGATCGAGCGGCAGGACATTCTCGATATGGCCGAGACGTACAGCCTGGACGTGTACGGCTCGCGCATCTGGCTTGAGCACTATCGTGGCGTTCTGCCGGATGGCCCGTTCCGCGCCTATGGCGACGTGCTGGCGGCCAAGGCCGAGGAAGTGGACATCGCCGGCGAGAAGAAGCTCGCGCTGTTCGCACAGGTCGAGCCGACCGACGACCTGGTGAACATGGTCAACGTGCTGCGGCAGAAGCTTTACACAAGCATCGAGATTGCTCCGAACTTCGCGGGAACGGGCAAGGCATACCTCTATGGCCTGGCCGTGACCGATTCGCCGGCTAGCCTTGGCACCACCATGCTCGCCTTCTCGGCCAAGCATCCCGACGAAAGCCCGCTCAAGGATCGCAAGCAAGCACCGGACAACCTGTTCACCGCCGCCGCCGAAACCGTCATTGAGTTCACCTCGGACGAAGAACGCGAAGATCGCCCCGGCCCGATCGCTGCACTTCTGTCCAGCCTGGGCCTGACTAAGAAGCCCGCGCAGGCGCCGGCCAAGGAAGATCCCGAGTTCAACGTGGCCGAGTTCGCCACCAAGCTGTTCGATGCGGTGGGTGAGCAGGACGCCGCCATGGCCAAGCTGGGCCAGGACAACCGCGCATTGCGCGAGCAGGTGCAGACCCTCTCCACCCAGGTCGCCGGCATGCGCAAGAAGCTGGACGAAACCCCGCAGACGTTCGCCCGACGCCCGGTTGTTCCGGGTGGCAAGGACGTGGACGCCGCCAACATCACCGATTGCTGATCGGCCCCCTCCTTCATCCTTCCGGAGCTACCCCATGCGTACCGAAACCCGCCGCCTGTTCGAGGGCTATACCAGTCAGGTTGCAACGCTGAACAACGTCAGCGGCGTGGCCAACACCTTCTCTGTCGAGCCGGCTGTGCAGCAGAGCCTCGAAACCCGTATGCAGGAGAGCAGTTCGTTCCTGCAGGCGATCAACATGATCGGCGTGAATGACCTCAAGGGCCAAAAGGTCGGCGTCGGCATCACTGGCACCATCGCCGGCCGCACCGACACCAGCGGCGACGGCGAGCGCAACCCGTCCGACCCAACCTCGCTGGCGTCCAACACCTACGAGTGCCAGAAGACCGACTTCGACACAGCACTGCCCTATGCCCGTCTCGACGCGTGGGCACACCGCCCCGAGTTCCAGACGCTGATCCGCGACTCGATCATCCTGCGCCAGGCACTGGATCGCATCATGATCGGCTGGCATGGCACCAGCATTGCCACCACCACCAACCGCGTGGCCAACCCGATGCTGCAAGACGTGAACGAGGGTTGGCTGCAGAAGTACCGGAAGCATGCGTCCGAGCGCGTCATGACCGAGGGCGCCGACGGCAGCGGCAAGATCAAGGTAGGTGGCGCCGGCGCCGACTACGGCAACATCGACGCTCTGGTCATGGACCTGGTCGCCAACATGATCGACCCCTGGCATCAGGAAGACCCGAGCCTGGTGGTGATCTGCGGCCGCCAGCTGGTACACGACAAGTACTTCCCGATCATCAACAAGGAGAACGCGCCTACCGAGAAGGTCGCGGCCGAACTGATCCTGGGCACCAAGCGCATCGGTGGCCTGCAGCCGGTCGTCGTGCCGTTCTTCCCGGCCAAATCGCTGATGGTGACCAGCCTCAGCAACCTGTCGCTCTACTGGCAGATTGCCTCTCGCCGCCGTCACATCATCGAGCAGCCGAACAAGAACCGCGTCGCCAACTTCGAGTCGTCCAACGACGACTACGTGGTCGAGGATTACGGTCTGGGCGCGGTGGCCGAGAACATCGAGTTCGGGGCCTGATCATGGCTGACACACCCGCCAGCCGCCATGTGAAGCGTGCGCTCGCCTCGAAGGAGGCGGCGCGCACCGCCGGCAGCAACCTGATGGAGGGAACCACGATCTACCAGCAGATGCAGGTGCGCCTTGCATCTGACCGTGCCCGCCTGAAACAGATCCAGTCCACCCAAGGAAAGGCCCAGCTCAAGGTAGCGCTGCTGCCCTCCTATGGTCCGTATCTGGAAGGCGTGCTTTCGGCGAATGCCGGCGGCAAGGACGACATTGTTTCCACGCTGATGCTCTGGCACTTCGATGCCGGCCAGTTCGACGCCGGTCTGGATATTGCGCAGTACGTGCTGGCCCATGGGCTGGACATGCCCGATACCCACAAGCGCACCGCAGGCTGTGTGGTGGCCGAGGAAGTCGGCCAGGCCGCGATGAATGCGCTCAAGACCAGCGCCCCGTTCGACCTGGATGTGATCGACCGGGCAGCCACGCTTACCGAGGGCCAGGACATGCCCGACGAAGTGCGCGCACGCCTGCTGCTGGCGCGTGGACGCAGCCTGCTGGCCACCGATACCGAGGCTGCTCCGCTGGACGCCGACGCAGTTGCCAAGGCCATCGAAGACCTGCGCACCGCGATCCGGCTGCACGACAGCTGCGGCGGCAAGGAAGTGCTCAAGCACGCCGAGCGCCTGATGAAGAAGTTCGAGGCCAGTCAGTCCAACGACTGACCTCACAACGAGCGTACCCCGCGACCCCGCCGGCTCGGGGCCGATCACCAAGACCTCTCTCCCTTGGTGTGACGCCCCGACCACCGGCGACCTACGGACACACCATGAGCGCATTCACCGCCAACGCATCACCGGCCCCCAAGCTCGCCCCCGTCACCGCCGGTGCATTCTGGCCGGAGATAGACGTGGACGCGCTGCGCGAGGCCATCCGGGTTCCGGGCGATGTGCTGGCCGCGCGGCTGCGCAACACCGTGGTGGTGGCTGTGACCTCGGTCACGCGGGAGCTGGCGACGTGGCAGGCGCGCAAGGAAGCGGACGGCTACGCCGCGTTGGCAGACGTGCCGGCGCAGCAGATCGATGGTGAATCGGTGCTGCTGCAGATGTATCGCCGTGCTGTGCAGTGCTGCACCGCCGTTGAGCTTCACGAACGCTACCGCTCCTATGACGCCACCGCGCAAGGCAACCAGCGTGCGGACGATCTGACCCCGACCATTGATGAAATGCGGCGCGACCACCGCAATGCCATCAGCGATCTGCAGGGGCTGCGCCGGGTCACGGTGGAGCTGATCTGATGCGCGTCATTGCCCTGCAGGGCGACACGCTCGATGCGCTCTGCCATCGCCACCTGGGCACCACCGCCGGCACGGTCGAGAAGGCCCTGGCATTGAACTACGGCATCAGCCTGCTCGGGCCGGTGCTTCCCATGGGTACCGAGGTGGAACTGCCCGACGTGCCCGCATCGCCCACCGGCGCCGCCACGCGCCCCCTTGTCCAGCTATGGGATTGAAGATGACCGAACCAACCTCTACCGGCAGCATGGTGGCCCTGGCCACCGGCGTTGGCCTTGCCTCGCTGCTGCCAGGCATCGAAACCGACGCATTCATCGGCGCGTTCGCCGGCGGGACGCTGTTCGTCGTCTCGGCCAAGGATCTGTCGCTGTGGAAGCGCCTGATCTATCTGGCCATCAGTGTGGTGGCCGGCTACATGGGCGGTACCGAGGTCATGCGCCGGTTCGACGTGGCTTCCAGTGGCCTGGCTGCGTTCCTGTGCGCGGCCACCATCATCACCCTGACCCTGACCCTGATCGAGCGCAGCCGCACCACGGTGCCGACCACGACCCGGTATTCACGGGAGAACGTCGATGACTGAATTCCTGACCGCCGCCACGCTCCTGTGCAGCGTGGCGATCTGCATTCGCCTGCTGACCTACCGGCCCATGCCAGGCGCCAACCATCGCCACGGCATTGCCTGGTGCGCTTGGCTGCTGACCACGGCCACCGGCGGCCAAGCCCTGCAGATCCTGCTGCAGGGACCGCGCGCCACCGTCAGCATCTGGCAGCTGGTGCTGCTGATCGTGCTGCTGGTGGCCGCCTACCGCTCGCGCGGCAACGTCGCCCATCTGTTCGGGAGCCGATGACATGCTCACCCCCACCCTGCTCACCCAGATCATGCAGTGCCCCCAGCAGCGCGCCCAGCGCTGGGCCGAACCGCTCAATGCCGCCATGAAGCGCTTCGGCATCAACACGCCTGTGCGGGCAGCCTACTTCCTCGCACAGCTGGGCCACGAGAGCCTGAGCCTGGCCCGCACTGAGGAATCACTCAGCTACAGCCGCGAACGGCTGTTGGAAGTGTTCGGCAAGTACATCAGCGGTCCCGAGGCGGCGGCGTTCGTTCACCAACCGGCGAAGCTCGGCAACCGCGTGTATGCCAACCGCAACGGCAACGGCAACGAGGCCAGTGGCGATGGCTACCTGTTCCGCGGCCGTGGCCCGATGCAGCACACCGGCCGTGGGAACTACCGCAGCATGGGTCAGCTGATCGGCCAGCCGTTGGAAGAGCAGCCGGGCCTGCTGATCGAGCCGGAAATCGGCGCCATGGCAGCGGCGGCGTTCTGGCAGGTGAACGGCCTCAACGCCTACGCCGACCAGCGCGACGTACTGGCCGTCAGCCGCATCATCAACCTGGGCAACGCCCGCAGCCGCGCCACGCCCAATGGCATTGCCGACCGCACCGCCCGCACCAACCGCGCCCTGGCGGCGTTGGGGGCGCGCTGATGCTCTACCGCGCCCTTGCATTGGCCGCATTGGTACTGGCCACCGCCGGTCTTTTCAGCTGCCAGCAGGGGCGCGTCAGTCGCGCCACCGCCGCGCTGGACAAGGCCAATCGCGCCCTGGCCACTGCCAACGCCGAGAAGTCCGATCTTGCCGGCAAGCTGGAGCTGGCCCAAGGCACTACCCGCGTCGTGACCGAGTACGTGGACCGCGTACAGCTGGTGCGCGAGCGCGGTACCACCATCGTCAAAGAGGTTCCCGTCTATGTCACTGCGACCGCTGATGCCGCTTGCGCTGTGCCTGTTGGCTTCGTGCACATCCACGACGCCGCCGCGAGCGGCGACCCCGCCGCCGGCCCTGCCGGAGATCCTGATGCGCCCGCCGCCGGCGTTGCGCTCTCTGCCGTCGCCGAAACCGTTGCCGGCAACTACACCACCTGCCACGCCACCGCCGCGCAGGTAGTGGCCCTGCAGGATCTGGCGCGCCGCCTGCAGGCCGAGCTTGAGCGACAGGCAGGTGTGCAGTGAAGAAGCCGCAGCTGCTGCGGCAGCACCTGGTCGCGGCCATCCCCGCGCTGGCCAGCGACCCGGACAAGCTGCTGATCTTCGTGGACAGCGGTGGACTGGCCGGCACCTACCGGCCGGGCCTGGCCTTCGAGTACCGCTACACCCTCGACCTGGTGCTGACCGACTTCGGCGGCGCACCCGAGGCGGTCATGGTGCCGCTGCTGCAGTGGCTGACCCGTCACCAGCCCGAACTGCTGGCTAACCCTGCCAACCGCGAGAAACTGACCTTCGAGGTGGACGTGCTGGGCGACAACCTGGTGGATCTGGCCATCAAGATGCCGCTCACCGAACGCGTGCTGGTCACCCGCAGCGCCGATGGCACCGTGCAGCTGCAGCACCTGCCCGAACCGCCCACCGAGGACGCCCATGCCGATACGCTGGCAGGCGGCATGCTGATGGCCGACGGCGTGCAGATCGCCACGCTGCCGGCAATCACCGAATGAGCGAGGATCTACAGCGGCTGGAAGCCTGGGCGGCACCGCTCCTGCGGCGTCTACAGCCGGCCGAACGCGGCAAGCTGGCACGCAAGGTGGGTACGGCCCTGCGCCGCGCACAGCAGCGGCGCATTGCCACCCAGAAGAACCCCGACGGTACGCCCTATGCGGCCCGGCGCAATCCACCGCTGCGCCGCGCGAAGGCCGGTCGAATCAAACGGGGCGTCATGTTCGCCAAGATTCGACAGGCCCGGCACCTGCGCGTGCGTGTCACCCCCAACGAGGTTGCTGTGGGATTCGCCGGTCGCGTTTCGCGCATTGCACTGATTCATCAGGAAGGCCGTGCCGACGCCGTGAGCAAGGGTGGTCCCCGCGTGACATATGCCCGCCGAAAGCTGCTGGGCTTCTCGCCCGCCGACGAACAGCTGGTGCGTGATCTGATCCTCGACCATCTGCGCGAGCCGTAGCGTAATCATCACCGCTACACGGCCCGCGCGATGACCACGCGCGCGCGCGATGGGAAGCTGCAACCACGCTCCCAGCCGATGCCGCCGTGTCCACCTTCACCGCCGTTGACCTCTCCCGCTTGCCTCTGCCCGACGTGTTCGAGCAGCTGCAATTCGAGCAGCTGCTCGCCCAGCGCGTGGCCGAGTTCAAGCGGTACATGCCCGACTACGACGCCCTGGTCGAATCCGATCCGGTCTACAAGGTGCTGCAGGCCAGCGCCTACCGCGAGCTGATGCTGCGCGAGCAGTTCAACCAGCGTGCACGTGGCCTATTCCTGGCCTATGCACAGGGCGCCGATCTGGACAACCTCGCCGCCCCGTTCGGTGTCACCCGCAAACAGCTGGCCCCTGCCGATCCCGAAGCCGGGACGCCGGCCGCGTTCGAGACAGATACCGAGTTTCGACGCCGCATCCAGCTGGCCCCCGAAGGGCTGTCGGTGGCCGGGCCAGAGGGCGCCTACATCTTCCACACGCTTTCTGCCGACACCGCCGTGCTTGATGCCAGCGCCACGAGCCCGGCGCCAGGCGAGGTCGTGGTAACCGTACTCGGGCGGGACGGCGATGGGACGCCCTCGGCCGCGCTGCTAGCCAAGGTCAACGACCTACTGCAGAGCGGCGAAGTCCGTCCGCTTACCGATCTTGTGACCATCGCGCCAGCGCAGATCGTCAGCTACACCGTCGATGCGGACCTGACCACCTTTGACGGCCCGGATGCGGCCGTGGTGATCGCCGAGGCCAGACGACGGCTGGCTGCTTACATGAGCGAGGCGCACCGTCTCGGCCGCGATATCGCCGTATCGGCCATCTATGCCCAGCTGCACACAGAGGGCGTGCAACGCGTTCGCCTGCGCAGCCCCACGGCCGATCTGAGCATCAGCCGCACGCAGGCCGCGTACTGCGCCTCGGTCACGGTGAACCACGTGGGCACCGATGAGTAGCGCCAGCCTGCTGCCGCCCAACGCAACGGCGTTGGAGCGCGCATTGGAAGCGGCAGATGCCACAGTGCTGACCATGCCTATGCGGCACGGCCAGATCAAAGACCCGTGGACGTGCCCGGCCGAGTTCCTGCCGTGGCTGGCATGGGAAATGTCGCTCGATACCTGGGACAGCGCCTGGCCTGAGCACATCAAGCGGCAGCGCATTGCCAGCGCCATCAACATCCAACGTCACAAGGGCACCGCCGGCAGCGTGCGTGAGGTGATCGAATCGTTTGGGGGATCGGTGGCGATCCGCGAATGGTGGCAGCAGGAACCACGTGGGCAGCCACACACCTTCGAGCTGGTGCTGACAATTTCCGGGCGCCCCGGCGTGGATCCCTCGGCCAAGTACGTCGAAGACGTAATCGCCGAGATCAGCCGTACCAAGCCTGTGCGTTCTCACTTCACGTTCACCCAAGGCGCCGAGTTCGCCGAGCAGCTGGGGCTGGTCGCGGCAATCAAGGCCGTCGCCTACCGCCGCTTACAAATGACCACCGAGGACTGACCCATGCGATTGAAGTTCACCACACGCGGCCGCGCCGCCCTGGTCAACGCGGCCCACACCGGCACTAAGGCAGTGACGGTCACGCAGATCGGTGTCACCGATCAGGCATTCGTTCCAGACCCCAATGGGGGCGACGTTCTCCTACCCGGCGAGCGCAAGCGGCTGAACACCTTCGGCGGCAAAGCCGTGGCTGACGACGTAGTGCATCTGACCGTCCGAGATGAAACGACCGACTCCTACGTGCTGCGCGGCATCGGCCTGTACCTGGCCGACGGCACGCTGTTGGCCGTGTACGGGAGCGATAAGATCATTCTTGAAAAGTCGGCCCAAGCGATGATGATGCTCGCCATCGACTGGATGATGGCGGATATGGACGCCAGGCAGATCCAGTTCGGAAACACCGATTTCCTCAACCCTCCAGCAACCACCGAAACGCAGGGCGTGGTCGAGCTGACCACAGACGAAGAGGCGATCACCGGTCAGGACCGCCAGCGTGCCGTTCACTCTGCGGCCTTGCATGCCACGTTGAACGATCGCTTCGGCGCAGGCGCACCCACGCCCCTGACCAAGACCATTCTCGCGCGCGACAACGCAAGCGACGTGCGCAAGGATCTCGGGTTGAAGGGGGCCTCGCTCAAGGATGAGGGCGCCGGAAACGGCCTTGATGCCGACACCGTGGACGGCAAGCATGCGGCCGACTTCGCCCTCAACCAGCACAAGCACACCATCGCCGATATCAGCGACCTCCAATCTGATCAGCTTCTACCGGCGGGAATGGTTGCCCACTTCGCGATGGCGTCACCCCCAGGGGGGTGGCTGCGCTGCGACGGATCAGACGTGAGTCGAACAACCTACGCGGCCCTATTCGCTGCGATCGGCACCACCTTCGGCAGTGCCAACGGGCTCACGTTCCGACTACCAGATCTGCGCGGCGAGTTCATTCGAAGCTGGGACACCGGTCGGGGAGTCGACTGGGCCAGAGAGCTGGGTAGCAACCAGGCAGATGACCTTAGAGCGCACTCCCACGCTGTCCGTGCATACAGGCCTGGTGGGACTCGCAACGTGGCCATTGGCTCCGATGATGCAGTAGGTAGTGTGTACACCGAACCGGCGGGTGGCGGTGAGACCCGTCCACGCAACGTCGCGCTTCTCGCTTGCATCAAGTACTGAGTCGCCCAATGAGAACAAAGCACGTATGGCAGTGCGATGCCTCTGGAAATTTACTCGGTGCAACCGTGGCTGGCGAAAGCCCGCTGGAGCCTGGTGTGTTCCTGATCCCAGCCGACGCAGTTGAAACCAAGCCACCCTATCCCCTCTCTGGAACGCAGCAGTGGCGATGGGTGCGCGGCTCCTGGGTGGCAGTTGATGTAAGACGGTAAGCCGGCATCAGGCTGTATGGCAGCAACTTACAGGCCGCTCCGCTCACGCGCGCGTGCAACCGCGTCCAACATGGCCCTATGGAAAGCGGCCTGCTCCAAAAAGTAAGCAACCTGATACGCGACGGCGTGGTGACCGAGGTCGATCACGCCGCCGCGCTCTGCCGTGTGCGTAGCGGTGAACTGGAAACCGCGTTCATCCCATGGCTGACGCCCGCCGCAGGCAAGGTCCGGGTGTGGCTACCGCCGAGCCGCGGCGAGCAGGTCCAGCTGCTCTGCATCGACGGCGACCTGGCCAACGCGGTCGCCGTGCCCGGAATGTTCAGCAACGCGTTCCCGGCGCCGTCCAGCAACCCAGATCTGGTGCTGATCCAGTTTGCCGACGCCGCCACCGTGGCCTATGACAGCGCCGCCCACGCCCTCGCAGCCAACCTGCCCGCCGGCGGCACTGTCAGCATCGTGGCCGACGGCGGCGTGCACATCACCGGGCCGGTCACCATTGAGGGCAACGTCTCCATCACCGGCAAGGCCGAAGTCAGCGAGGACGTGATTGGCGGCGGCGTGAGCCTCAAGCAGCACAAGCACCGCGACGTGCAGCCTGGCGGCGGTACTTCGGGACCGCCGGCGTGATCGGCATGGACGCCATCAGCGGTGGCAGCGCCGACGGCACCGCACACCTGGTGCAGTCCATCCGCGATGTGCTGACCACGCCAATCGGCTCGCGCGTCCAGCGTCGCGACTACGGTTCGCTGCTGCCAGAACTGATCGACCAGCCGTTCAACGATCACACGCGTCTGCAGCTGTTCGGCGCCACCGCCACCGCCCTGATGCGGTGGGAGCCACGGATACGGCTCACCCGCGTCGCACTCGCCCAAGGCGATGCCCCCGGCGTCTTTGTGCTCGACCTGGACTACCAGCACGCGGGTAGCCGCCAACCACAGCGCGCCACCGTCCCGCTTCGCTTCCAAACCCCATAACCGCAGGAGTTACCCATGGCTCAGGACTATCACCACGGCGTGCGCGTCATCGAACTCGATGGCGGCATCCGTCCCATCCGCACCGTCGCCACTGCCATCGTCGGCATCGTCTGCACCAGCCAGGATGCAGACGATGCAACCTTCCCCATCGACACCCCGGTGCTGCTGACCGATGTGCGTGGCGCCATCGCCAAGGCGGGCACCAAGGGCACACTCGCAGGCGTGCTCGCTGCCGTTGCCGATCAGTCCAACCCGGTAACCGTGGTGGTTCGCGTGGATGAAGGCGAGGATGCTGCGACCACGACTAGCAATGTCATCGGCACCGTTGCAGGTGGTCGCTACACCGGCCTGCAGGCGCTGCTGGTAGCCGAGAGCAAGCTGGGCGTGAAGCCGCGCATCATCGCCGCACCGGGGTTGGACACCGAGGCGGTCACCACCAGCATCGCCTCGATCTGCAAGAAGCTGCGCGCCATCGCCTATGTCGGCGTGGGCGAGGCCAAGACCGTCTCGGAAATCCTGCTGTACCGGAAGAAGTTCGGCGACCGCGAACTGATGATGATGTGGCCCGACTTCCTGATCTGGGACACCACTGCCAAGAAGGAAGCCGTCAGCTATGCCACGGCCCGCGCCCTCGGCCTGCGTGCCCTGATCGACCAGCAGACCGGCTGGCACAAGACCCTGTCCAACGTGAAGGTGCAGGGCGTGACCGGCATCAGTGCGGATGTGACCTGGGATCTGCAAGACCCGCAGACCGATGCCGGGCTGCTCAATGCCGCTGCGGTGACCACCCTCATCAACAGCCAGGGCTACCGCTTCTGGGGTTCGCGCACCTGCAGTGACGATCCGCTGTTCGCCTTCGAGTCGGCTACGCGTACTGCGCAGATCCTGGCCGACACCATCGCCGAGGCGCAGATGATCTACATCGACAAGCCGCTTCACCCCTCGCTGGTGAAGGACATGATCGAGACGATCAACGCCAAGTTCCGGGAGCTGAAGAACGGCGGCTACGTAATCGATGCCAACGCCTGGTACGACGAAGCGGCCAACCTGCCCACGCAGCTGTCCAGCGGCCAGCTGGCCATCGACTACGACTACACCCCGGTGCCGCCGCTGGAAAGCCTGAACCTTCGCCAGCGCATCACCGACCGCTACTTCGCCGACTTCGCCACCCGCATCAACACCTGATGCACTGAGGAACCACTCCCATGTCCCTGCCCAGCAAACTGAAAAACCTCAACCTGTTCAACGATGGCTCCAGCTATCTCGGCCAGGTGGTCGAGGTGAAGCTGCCCACCCTGACCCGCAAGATGGAAGAGTTCCGTGCCGGCGGCATGGTCGGCCCCATCGAAATCGACCTCGGTCAGGAGAAGATCGAACTGGAATGGAAGTGCGGCGGCCTCATGCGCGATGTGCTGCGCCAGTACGGCGCCGTGCGCCACAACGCGGTGCAGCTGCGCTTCGCTGGCGCCTACCAGCGCGAGGACAGCGCCGAGGTCGATGCGGTGGAGATCGTCGTCCGCGGCCGCCACACCGAGATCGACGCCGGTACCGGCAAAGTCGGCGACGACACCGAGTTCAGCACCAAGACCAGTGCCAGCTACTACAAGCTGAGCATCAACGGCCGTACCGAGATCGAGATCGACATGGTCGGCATGGTGTTCATCGTCAACGGCGTGGACATGCTCGCCGCCCAGCGCCGCGCCATCGGCGCCTGATCCCCCCGTGCCGGGCCGCACCCGTGGCCCGGCCACCCCTTCCTGAGAGAGACGCACCATGACCGCCAATACCAACACCGCCGCCGCCATTACGCTCGACTACCCCATCCAGCGCGGCGAGCAGACCATCGACACCATCAAGCTGCGCAAGCCCAATGCCGGCGAACTGCGCGGGATCAAGCTGGTGGATCTACTGCAGATGGACGTGGGGGCCGTGGCCACGCTGCTGCCGCGCATCACCGAACCGACCCTGACCGCCGCTGATGTGAACAAGCTGGACCCGGCCGACCTGGTCGCCATCGGCACCGCGACGGCTGGTTTTTTCTTGCCGAAGGCGCAGCAGGAATTCCTCGCTGTGTAGAGGACTACATGGCCGATATCGCGGTGATCTTTCCCTTCACCCTCACCGAGCTATCGGCCCTATCGCTGTCTGAACTGATCGAATGGCGCGAGCGCGCCCGTGTAAGAAGTGGAGCCGAGCCGTGATACCTTCCGCCCATGGCCACCGTGATCGCCATCGTTGTGTCGTTGCTCCTGCTGGCCTCGGTCGGTGGACTGCTGGTCTGGGCACTGAGCGCGCTCTGCCGCTTCCTGGCCGCATTCGCTCCCGCCCCGTCCGATACCCGCGCGCCGTAGTCGGCGCCTCGGCTGTCGTCGCATGAGCGGCGGCAACCTTCGCCTGCAGGTGGTCCTGCAGGCCCTCGACCAAGCCACGGCGCCCTTCCGCAAGGTAATGGCCGGCAGCAAGGGATTGGCCGGCGCGCTGCAGCAGCAGCAGGCCACCCTTCGCCGCCTCAACAACGCCCAGCGCGATGTGAGCGCCTACCGTCAGCAGCAGCAGGCGCTGCGCGGTACCGAACAGAGCTACCAACAGGCGCAGGCACGCGTGGCGGCGCTGGCCCGGCAGATGAAGGAGGCCGGCACGCCCACCCGCAAGCTCAGCCGTGAGTTCAGCCAGGCCAAGACCGCCGCAGCGCAGCTCAGCGCACAGCAGAAACAGCAGCAGGTGGAGCTGCAGCGCCTGCGCTCGGGGCTGGATCGTGCCGGCATCAGCACGCGCCAGCTCGGCGCACATGAGCGCAAGCTGCGTACGGATATCGCCGCCGCCTCGCAGCAGATGGAGCAACAGCGCACGCGCCTGGCTGCACTGGACGCGGCCAAGGCGCGTAGCCAGAAGATCCACAGCGCCGGCATGAACGCAGCAGCCCACGGTGCCGGTGTCGCTCTGGCCGCGTTCGGTGCGCTGCGCGCTCAGGGTCTGCCCATCGCTCAGGCCATGGACTTCGAGTCGGCCATGGCCGACGTGAAGAAGGTGGTGGACTTCGACACGCCCGACGGCTTCGAGAAGATGGGCAACGATATCGAGGAACTGTCACGGCGCCTGCCCATGGTGCCCACCGACATTGCCAAGATCGTCGCCGCCGCCGGCCAGGCCGGCATCGCCAGCAACGAGCTGGCCCGCTTCGCCGAGGACGCGGCGAAGATGGGCGTGGCCTTCGACACCACCGCCGAAGACGCCGGCCAGACGATGGCCACTTGGCGCACCGCCTTCCGCATGGGCCAGGATGACGTTGTCGTGCTGGCCGACAAGATCAACTACCTGGGCAACACCGGCCCGGCCAGCGTCCAGAAGATCAGTGAGGTGGTGAACCGCATCGGCGCCCTGGGCGAGGTCGCCGGCCTCGGTAGCGGCCCGTTGGCGGCGCTGGGCGCCACCGTTGCCGGTATGGGCATCGAGTCGGAAGTGTCGGCCACCGGCATCAAGAACATGCTGCTCACCCTGTCCTCGGGTGAGGCGGCAACGGCCCGTCAGGTGGCATCGTTCGACAAGCTCGGCCTGAAGGCTGGCGACTTGGCCAAGGCGATGCAAGACGACGCCGGCGGCGCCATTCTCGACGTGCTGGAAAAGCTCAAGCAGCTGCCCAAGGCCGAGCAGGCCGCGACCATGACGCAGCTGTTTGGCCGTGAATCCATCGGCGCGATCGCACCCCTGCTGACCAATCTCGACCTGCTGAAGGAGAACCTGGGCAAAGTCGCCGATGAGCAGAAGTACGGCGGCTCGATGAACGCTGAGTACGCCGCCCGCGTCGGCACCGCCGAGAACGGCCTGATCCTGCTCAAGAACAGCGCCATCGTGCTGTCACAGCGGATCGGTAAGACCCTGCTGCCGACGGTCAAGGAGATGGCCGCGCGCATTGCCGCCGTCGCCGACAAGATGGCTGAGTGGGTGAAGGAGAATCCGCAGCTGGTGGCCACCATCGCCAAGCTGGTCATCGGCGGTACCGCCTTGGCCGCCGCGCTCGGCGGCCTGCTGGTGGCCGGTGGTGTGGGTGCGATGGCGCTGACGCAGATCCACAAGGCTGTAACGCTGCTCAGCGGCGGCGGCGGTCTGGGCAAGCTGGTCGGCCAGGTGCTGTCGCTGGGTGGCCGGGCGTTTCCGATGCTGCTCAATGTCGGCCGCATGCTGCTGCCACTGCTCGGCGGCATCAGCCTGCCGGTGCTGGCCATCGGCGCTGCTGTCGCGGTGGTGGCGGCGCTGGTGTGGAAGTACTGGGAGCCGATCAAGGCGTTCATGATCGGCACGTGGCAGGGCATCCTCGACGTGGTCAACCCGATCATGGATGAACTGGCCACCGCGCTCGAACCGCTCGGCCCGGTGTGGGACATGGTGTCCGGCGCCATGGGTAAGGCGTGGGATTGGGTGAAGAAGCTGTTCGCCCCGTTCGAGGCCACCAGCGAACAGCTGCAGGGCGCCACGGATGCTGGCCGGGGCTTTGGCCACATCCTGGGCAACGTGTTGATCGTAAACCTGCGCATGGCGGTGAAGGCCATCGGTTGGCTGGTCAGTGTGTTCACCACGATTCTGCCCGCGATCCAGAATGCCATCGGTGGCGCGTGGACCTACCTGCAGGGCGCATGGGATCTGATCGTGGGCCTGTTCACCGGCAACGGCGAGAAGATCCGCTCGGGTCTGGGCGCGATGTGGGCCGGCGTGAATCAGATCCTGCTGGGCTGGCCTGCGCAGATGATGCAGGCCGGCATCGATATGGTGCAGGGCTTGGTCAACGGCATCGTGTCCAAGGGCGGTGCTGCCATGGAGGCCGTCGCCGGCATCGCCTCCGGTGTGGTGGGCAAGTTCAAGGGCATGCTCGGTATCCACAGCCCGTCGCGCGTGTTCGCGCAGTTCGGCGACTTCACCATGCAAGGGCTGGCCGGCGGTCTCGACCGCAGCCAAGGCGAGCCGCTGCAGCAGGTAACCAGCCTGGGCGAACGCATGAAACAGGCCGGCGCAGGCATCGCGCTGGGCGCGGCTGCAATGCCCGTTATGGCGAGTGGCGCCCCGGTGGTATCCCCCGGCGCTTCGGCGGCCGCAGCGGGCGGCTCAGGCGGTTCCAGCTACACCATCCAGATCACCGTGCCCGCTGGCACCGACGGCCTGGGCATTGCTGCCCAGGTGCGCGCCGAGATCGAGAGGATCGAGCGCGAGAAGGCCGGCCGGCGCGAATCCCGTCTGACTGACTGAGATCCATCGCCATGATGATGACCTACGGCACCTTTGTATTCTCCCTGCCCACAGCTGCTTACGAGCAGCTGCAGCGGCAAATGAGCTGGCGCCACGCCAGCAGTGAGCGCCTGCACGCCCGTCCGGCGCGGCAGTACGTCGGCTTGGGCGAGGACACCATTAGCCTGCAGGGCGTGATCGCCGGCGAGCTGGCGGCCAATCTCGACGTGCTGGACGAACTGCGCGCCCTGGCCGACGAAGGCAAGCCGCAGGCCTTGGTCGAGGGCACGGGCCGCGTCTATGGCGCCTATCTGCTGGTCAGCCTCAACGAGACCCGCAAGGAGCTGTTCGCCGATGGCACGCCGCGCCTGATCGAGTTTCAGCTGCAGCTCGAGCGCGACGACGATGGCGCCACCGCCGAGGTGCTGGCATGAGGGCCACCCCGTACCCCATTCCAGCTTGGCGCGTGGTGCTCGATGGCGTGGACCTGACCAGCCGCCTTGCCCCGCGTCTGCTCGACCTGTCTTTGTCGGAAAGCCGTGGCGACGAAGCGGACCAGATCGATCTGCGCCTGCACGACCATGACGGGCGCCTGGCACTGCCGCGTCGCGGTGTTGAACTGCAGGTGGCCATCGGCTGGGAGGGCAGCGGCCTGTTCGATAAGGGTACGTTCGTGGTCGATGACGTGGAGCACAGCGGCTCGCCCGACATTCTCAGCATCCGCGCGCGTTCGGCCAACCTGACCGGCGCCGTGCGCAGCCGCCGCGAGCGTAGCTGGCACGAAAGCACCCTGGGCGAGATTCTCGGGGCGATTGCCGGCGAGCATTCCCTGCGCCTGGCGATGGCCGCAGATCTGGCGCGCCAGCCCATTCCCCACCTCGACCAGGCCAACGAGAGCGATATCAACCTGCTCACTCGCCTGGGCAAGCGCTTCGATGCCGTGGCCACGATCAAGGCCGGCACACTGATCTTCTCGCCCATCGGCGCCGGCACCACGGCCAGCGGCGAGCCGCTGCCAGGCGTTCAAATTACCCGCGCCAGCGGTGACCAGCACCGCTACAGCGTCGCCGACCGGGAGAAGTACTCCGGCGTGCGCGCGTACTGGGGGGATCGCAAGGGCGCCCGCCGCACGGGCGTGCTGGTGGGCACCTCAGAGAATGAGAAGAAGCTGCAGGCCACCTATGCCAACGCCGACGAAGCGCGACAGCAGGCCGAAGCGGAGTTCAAACGGCTGGATCGCGGAACGGCACAACTGAGCTACACGCTCGCGCTGGGCCGCGCCGATATCTACCCTGAGCAGACAGTCACCGTCAGCGGCTTCAAGCCGGAGATTGATGGCACCGACTGGCTGGTGTCCAAGGTCACGCACAGCATCGACGGCAGCAGCGGTTTCAGAACCAGCCTGGAGCTTGAACGCGGCGGCGAATCCACCGCAGAACCTTCGGTTTCAGATACCGAGTGACTGCACCGGCAATCAGGAACAGCGCGGCATGCGAGAGCGAGGTTCCACATGCTGCTGCCATCACCGGCGATGGATAGGTGGCCTGCCATATCGCCAGTGCAATCAGCGCCGTGGACAAAGGGCGCCCCGTTTCCGTGGGCGCCCTTTCTGTTTCTGCCTGTGCAGCGCGCTGATGCTCCGCCTGGGAACAATGCATCTGCACGTCGCCCGTGAACACCTGGCCGATAACAGCCCCCTCAAACACGGTAGGACCACCGCATACGCACGCTGCCTGACCACGCTTCACCTCACCGCTACAACCCATATTCCCTCACATCAGATTCCGCGCCCTGCCGGCGCCCTGTAAGGGCGAATTAGCGGCCTGAATGCGATGCGGGGTAAGCCTCAGCGGGCGGCTTTCTTTGATCCTTTCGGAGACTTGACAACGATCTTTTGCCCGCGCAGATCCACGTCGCCGCTGATCTGCTGGCCAATGCTGGTGTTCTCGAAAGAGGTGCGCGCCGTTGCCGCTGTCGCCGCCGGCGTAACCCCTCGCAATGCCGCCATGACGGCCGCGCGTGCCGAAGGCGACGCCGTGCGCCACGCATCGAGCAGATCCGCATCGGGCTCGGCCAGGCGATCACGCCGGCCGACCAACACATAGGTCACATCGACGCCGAGTTCATCGGCCGCAACGAAATACGCACCACCGGGAAGGTGTGCATCTTGCTCGAACAGGATCTGCGTGCGCTTGGCAACACCGCAGGCCAGTCCCATGGCCTCTTGGGTCAGACCCAGCCGCTTCCGTTCTTCTTTCAGGCGAATACCTACAGACACGCAATTTCCCCCTTGACAGGTGCAGTTAACTTCACCAACATTCCGCTTAGAAATACACAGCGGAAACGGAATGAATGCCAAACGACGTACCACTGCGCTACGCACTGCCGAACAAGCCCGGCAGTGGCTCATCGACAACGGCCTGTCCGTTACCGCCTTTGCGGAGCAGCACGGGCTGGACCGAAACGCCGTGAACAACGCTCTGCGCAGCAGCAGCAAGTGCCGGATCGGCAAGACGCACGATGCTGCTGTCGCTCTCGGCATGAAAGCCGCCCCTGATTCTCACACAGATTCGCCTGTTTCCACCCGCGTTCGCACGGCCAAGAACACCACCGGCAAAGCCCCGGTTAAGACGAAGGCCGCCAAAAAGGCAAAGAAGGCACGGGGTAAGGCATGAGCGCCGCAGTCGGACAGCGCGCTGTGTTCTGCTGCCCCGCCTGCAATGCCCGGCTGGTAAAGCGCACCAGTGCGTTGCAACACCCGTTCCTGCGTACTGACGCCTACGTCTGCCCGAATCCGATGTGTGGTGCTACCTACACCGGCAGTTCGGAACTGACCAACCTGGCCAGCCCCAGCGGCCTCCCAAGCGCCCCTGCCTGCGAACTTCCGCCGACACCGTGGTATCAGCGGACGATGTTGCAGACGCGCTGGAAGCAGGACCAGGGCGAGCTGCAAACCGACTGGATCGACGCCATCGAATCCTGTCCACCCGACGGCGATCCGCCCTCGGTCTGATCCAACTGTCCCCCTTCCACAACCACTGACCTGGCGCCATCCGGCGCCAGCAAGGGAGTGCTGCGCCTGTGATGCGCCACAAGACTCAATTTGACGGCTGGTCCTCGGCAATGGAGCCGAGCTTTGTCACCTCTCCAACGCGTGTCGAGTACGTGTCATATGCGCAAAAGCAGCGCGACGCCGCCGAGCTTCACGACTTGGTGAAATCCCATATCGCACGTGGCGGCGCCTATGTGGTGCTGCCGTCGCACGCTGCAGCACAGGTTTCCGCATGAACCTGTCCCCAGCTGCAACCAATCCGCACATTTCTACACAGTTCTACTTGACTTCCCCAAGGACGGGGAGCAGGATTTGCCGCAAGGAGCGTAGAAACTCCGAGTCAACAGCGGTATCCGCGCCCGTCAGCATCGCGGTTTTTTTGCGCCTGCTTTTCGTGCGCACCGACGCTTTCCTGCGTCGGGAGGGCGGCAGCTATACAACACCCGCAAGGGGAAAACTGCCCGCCGGACTGTTGACCGGTTTCTACCCTCCCGACACCCTCGGTGCGTCGCGTAGAAACGTCTCGCCGAGGTTTCCAATCTCGTCAACAGGAGACGTCTCCGTGCCTCACGGTGCCCCTTCCACGCCCGGCAACCCTGCCGCGCGTCAGCTTGCCCTCGCCTTCGGCCTGATCGCCGACACCCTCGAATGGCCCAACGATGCGTATCAGGCGTTCATTACCCGCCTGCTCGCCGTCGGTGTGTGCCCGCTCGCAGTCACCCTGGGCGACGTGCTTGCCGCCTACAACGCCACCTGTGACGCCAACGGCCACGCGCCGGGCACCGACGACAAGGCGGTGCACTGATGGCGCCCCCTTCCAACGTCACCATTCCAGAGCCTTGCCTGCGCCCGGTCATCCTGCTGGAAACGCAGATCCCCGGCTTCGGCCTGCGCGCGTCCTTCGACCAGCACAAGATTCTGTTTCTGGCCTTGGTACACATCGAGTCGGACACCGCAGCGACGTTCACCGCGCATCACTCACGCAATGTGCTGCGGACCGCTACCGGGGGAATCCAGATCGGAACCGTCGTCTACCTGCTCGCCAAGGGTGAGGCCGAGCGCTTCTTCCAGTGGCTGCGCACCGGCGACAGCTATCCGGGCGGGGTGAACTGATGGCCAGCCACAACGGGCACACGCCGGTTCTGCCCGGCCCTGTGGATCGCGGCGACCAGGTCATAAGCCTTGCCGACTACCTGCACCTGTGTCGGATCGCTGCAGCGGCCGAATTGCTGGCCAAGCTGCCAAGCGAGGCGGCAAAGATGCTGGAAATCGAGGCTGACCACACCTCAGCCGTCGCCCAGTACATGGCCGAAGACCTCGCCGCGATCATCGGCCGGTCCCGTCCCGCAGTCGAGTAACACCCCACCCCTGCCCCGGCAGCGCGCCAACGCCGCCGGGGTTGGTCAGGAGAGAACCATGCAACACCACCGCACCGCCGCTCACGCGGCGAACGAAGGCTGAGCCGCCATGCAAGAAGAGATCCGCCAACAGGTACTGTCGCGCGTCGAGCGCGACTATGGCCTCAAGCACCGCAGCGGCACCCCGTACATGCGCGGGGGCAAGTGCCCCCACTGCGGCAAGAAGGAGCTGTACACCAGCTACGAGAAGCCTTGGGTGCTGCGCTGCGGCCGACAGGCCAAGTGCGGCCAGGAGGTGCGCGTGCGCGACCTCTACGACGACCTGTTCGACGACTACTCCAAGACCAACCCGCAGACGCCGCAGGCGCCGCATGCAGCAGCCGACGCGTACCTGGCCACCGCTCGCGGATTCAGCGTCAAGACGTTGAAGGGTCTCTACACCCAAGAGGACTACTACGACCGCGCGAAGCGCCAGGGCACGGCCACTGTCCGCTTCCCGTTGGTGAAAGGAGGCTGGTGGGAACGTCTGATCGACCGACCACACCGATTCGGCAAGATGAAGGCCCGGTTTGCGCCGGGCGAGAGCTACGCGGGGGTGTGGTGGGGCGCGGCCGCTCAGGACCAACTGCGCACCGCCCGCGAAGTCTGGATCGTGGAGGGCATCTTCGACGCCATTGCCCTCCTGCAGCGCGGCATCTGCGCCGTTGCGGCCATGTCGAGCAACGCCTATCCCGAGCAATCCCTCAAGGAACTGAAAGCCGCCCGTCCGGGCGACCTGCCGGTGCTGGTGTGGGGATTGGACAACGAGCCGGGCGCCCGCGCCTACACGGTCAAGCACGCGCGCCGGGCCGAGAAGCTGGGCTATCGGTGCATGGCTGCGCAGATCGAGCAGGTAGGCGAGAAGAAAACCGACTGGAACGATCTGCACCTGCGCGCACAGGCCGCAGAGGACGGCGACTCACAGTGGCAGGCTGACCTCGACCTGGCACGCCACAACGGCGCCGTGCTGATGGCGCGCACCGCCGTGGACAAGGGGCTGGTCATCTACCAGCGCGAGCAGAAGACCGAGTTCCACATCGAGTTCGCCTCGCGCCTGTTCTGGTTCGAGTTCGACGCTGTGCGCTTCGACAAGATGATGCGGGAAAAGAACCCCGACGACGAAGAAGGGGCGCTCAGCGATGAGGCGGTGGCCAAGATCCAGCGCGCCTGTGCGTCGGTGCAGCAGATCGCCAACTGCTACCCCGAGGCGCTCTACTTTCAGCGCCACGAAGCGACCGACGAAAGCTGGTACTACTTCCGCGTCGATTTCCCGCACGACGCGCCGTCGGTCAAGGGCACCTTCACCGGCGCCCAGGTGGCCAGTGCCACCGAGTTCAAAAAGCGAATCATCAGCCTCGCGCAGGGCGCCGTGTTCAGCGGCAGTGGCCAGCAGCTGGATCGGATGATGGAAGATCAGCTGTTCAACATCAAAAAGGTCGATACGGTCGATTTCGTCGGCTACAGCCCTGACCACAAGGCGTACATCTTCCCCGACCTGGCCGTGCGTGCCGGCGAGGTGACGCTCGCCAACGCCGAGGACTACTTCGAGTTCAACAAGCTGCGCATCAAGACCACGCAGCGGTCGATCCGGATGGACATTCAGCGCGACCATGAGCAGTACACCAGCCAGTGGCTTGAATGGCTGTGGATGTGCTTCGGCACGCACGGTGTTGTCGCCCTGACGTTCTGGTTTGGCTCGCTGTTCGCGAATCAGATCCGCAGCACGCACAAATCCTTTCCATTCTTGGAGGCCACCGGTGAGGCCGGCGCCGGCAAGACCACGCTGCTCAACTTCCTGTGGAAGCTGCTGGCCCGCGCCGACCATGAGGGCTTCGACCCTGCCAAGTCGACCAAGGCCGGCCGCGCTCGCGCCATGGGCCAGATTTCCGGCATGCCCATCGTGCTGCTGGAAGCCGACCGCAGTGATAGCAACGACAAGGCACACGCCAAATCGTTCGAGTGGGACGAACTGAAGGACTACTACGGCGGCGGCACCCTGGCCACACGCGGCGTGCGCAACGGCGGCAACGAAACCTACGAGCCGCCGTTTCAGGGAACCATCGTCATCAGTCAGAACGCGGCCGTAGACGGCAGCGAAGCCATCCTGACGCGCATCGTCAAACTGCATTTCAAGAAGCCGAACGCGACAACCGAAAGCCGGCAGGCCGCCGACAACCTCAATGCGCTGCCGGTGGAAAAGCTGAGCTACTTCCTGCTCGCAGCGCTCAAGGCGGAAGCCGCCGTGATGGAGAAGTTCGCCGAGCGCGTGCGGTTCTACGAAGCCAGGTTGCGCGAGGACAAGGAACTACGCGTGGAGCGCATTATCAAGAATCACGCGCAGATGCTGGCTCTGCTCGACTCTCTGCGGCTGGTGGTGGAACTGCCGGAACACATGGTGCGCGAGACCCGAGACGCCCTGGTCAAGATGGCCATGCAGCGCCAGGATGCCATCGGCGCCGACCACCGCATCGTGTCCGAGTTCTGGGATGCATTCGAGTACATCGAGATGCAGGCCAGCGGAGACAAGCGAACTGTGCTGAACCACTCGCGCGACGACACCCGCATCGCCGTCAACCTCAACGAATTCATTCAGAAGGCCGGCTACTTCGGCCAACAGGTGCCTGACATTGGCGACCTGCGCCGCCTGCTGGTCGAGTCCAAGCGCCACAAGTTCGTCAGCGCCAATACCGCCGTGAATAGTGCGATCCGATCCACCCCAATGCTCAGCAGCACCGTGAAGTGCTGGGTGTTCCAGAAGTAAGACCCGTTGCAACAGCAAAGGCCCGGCGGGGAGTGCGCCAACACCGCCCCCAAGGCCATCCACCAACGAAGTTCAGGAGAGAACCATGCAACAGATGACAGGCAAAGCCATGACCACCCTCGCAAAGTCGCTGGATTCCAGCACCGGACCCGGAGCGGAGGCTATCACGGGTGTGCATAACTGTGTGAATGCTGGTGTCGGCGCGGATTCCGACGCGAGTGCAACGATCACGCTCCACGTCACCCACAACCGCGTGATCGCCACGGCGATGCTGAACATGGGGCCGGCGAAGGTCGCGCAGTGCGTGTTCGAGCGCCGGAAGGGGAGCAGTAAAGGCTGGGAGATGGTCAAGGGAACCAACTTCAACGACGAAACCAGCTGGATTTCGCCCGAGCTTGCCGACCTGGCCAGCCGCGTGCCCTTCCCCTACGAGGTGGCCAACATGCTGCCCGGCAAGCGAGCTACGGCCGCTGCCGTGGCGCAGGCCGCGCAGGAGGTGGCCAATGGCTGATTTCATCGCCCTGCTGGCCGCGTGCCTGCTGCTGCCCACTGCCGGCGCCACCATGCTCAGGATGTGGCAGACGCGGCCACCACGCCGCCGCCACAGCGGCCTGGCTGTGGGCCAGATCCCGCAGGCGCTGCGCCGCCGCACCCCGATGGCCGTGCGTCGCGCTGGGGGTGCTGTATGAGCGCCTGCGATTGTATGGACAAGGTCGACCAGCGCCTGGCCGAGGCTGGCGCAAATACTCGGCTGTCCCGTTCGTTCTACCTGGGCGATTCGGTCAGCTCCACGGTCACCATCGCCACCCAAGCGGTGGAGAAGAAGCGCGGTCATTCGCCTTGGTCGGTAAAGCCGACGTTCTGCCCGTTCTGCGGTGTGAGGCTATCTAGCGAGGTGTCCAATGGCTGATCTGGACATGGCGCGTCAGTTCCTAGCTGCCGAGTTCGAGAGCGCCGGCCTGCCTCACGTCGCCGGCGGCATCCTGGCGGGCACCAGCCCCTTTGGCCAGGGCACGTACATCGCCGCTGTTGCGGCCGCTCTGGCAGCGCCCTGTGCGGCCTGTGGCTGCGTGAAGGAGGCCACCCATGGGTAAGCGCCAGATGATTGCGGTGTGGTTCTCCTGCGGCGCCGCGAGCGCCGTGGCGGCGAAGCTGACGCTGGACCGCTACGCCTCGACCCATGAGGTCCGCATCGTGAACAACCCCGTGGCCAATGAAGATCCCGACAACCTGCGCTTTGCCCGCGATGTGGCGGCATGGCTGGGGGTGGAGGTCGAGACGGCCATCAATTCCAAATTCCCCACCTGCGACGCCGTGGACGTGTGGGAGAAGGAGCGGTACATGGCCGGCGTCGCTGGTGCCCCTTGCACCCGCGCCCTCAAGAAGCGCGCACGCCAGGAATGGGAACTGATCCACAAGCCAGACTTCCACGTCCTCGGTTTCACTGTAGAAGAACGCGCACGCCATGATCGGTTCGTGCGCGGCGAGCGCGAGAACGTGCTGCCGGTGCTGATCGAAGCGGGCCTGAGCAAGCCGGACTGCGCGGCTCTGCTGATGGCCGCCGGCATTGCGTTGCCGGCGATCTATCTGCGCGGTTACCCGAACGCAAACTGCATCGGCTGTGTGAAGTCGCAGTCGCCGACCTACTGGAACCACGTACGGCAGCATGACCCGCAGGTGTTCGCCGAGCGCGCCGAGCAGTCGCGCCGGCTGGGCGCTCGGCTGGTAAAGGTGAAGGGTCAGCGGATCTTCCTCGACCAGCTGCAGACCACCGACAAGGGCGGTTCCATGAAGTCGCTGAACTTCGATTGCGGAATTTTCTGCGAAGAACCGCCGCATCACATTGTTCCCAGCCGCACGGAGGCTCAGGCATGAAGGCTATCGACTTGTTCGCAGGCGGCGGCGGATTCACAGAAGGCGCACAGCAGGCGGGCTGCGAAGTGGTGTGGGCGGCCAACCATTGGCCGGCGGCTGTCGCAACGCATGCGTTGAACCATCCGCACACGGAACACGCGTGCCAGGATCTGCAGCAGGCCGATTGGTCGAGGCTGCCCGCGTTCGATCTACTGCTGGCGTCGCCCGCATGCCAGGGGCACACGCACGCGCGTGGCAAGGAACGTCCGCACCATGACGCAACCCGCTCTACCGCGTGGGCTGTAGTTTCGGCGCTCGAATCCTGCTCCCCTGACTTCGCGCTCATCGAGAACGTACCCGAGTACATGCAGTGGCGGCTGTTCCCCGCATGGTGTGCCGCTGTGACTGCGCTCGGCTATGCAATCAGCCCGCACCTGGTCGATGCGGCCGACTTCGGTGTCCCGCAGCACCGCGTGCGGGTTTTCATCGCGCTGACCAAGAGCAAGCACCCGATCCAGCTGCAGCTGCCACCGCAAGATCATGTGCCGGCCAGCAGTTTCATCGACTTCACGGCTGGCAGTTGGACGCCCATCGAGCGACCGGGCCGGGCGGCGGCAACGCTGGCCAGGATCGAGGCCGGCCGGGCTGCATTTGGCGACCGGTTCATAGCACCGTACTTCGGTAGTGGTTCGGGCCTCACCGGTCGTTCGCTGGCGCGCCCGATTGGCTCGATCACGACCCGCGACAGGTGGGCTGTGGTCGATGGCGACCGCATGCGCATGCTCACCGTTGATGAAGGACGCGCCGCCATGGGCTTCCCTTCCACCTACCAGCTGCCATCCAACAAGCGGGACGCGATGCAGATGCTGGGCAACGCCGTCTGCCCGCCAAAGGCTCGCGCCATCATCACCGCACTGCGGGAGGCCGCATGACGCAGCGACAGAAGACACCACCGCGCACACTCCCCGCCTGCCCCGATAACCACCCTGCGAGGTACATCCATGATCTCCGCCGCGAGGGCGCCGGCGGTGGCCACCTCATCGAATGCCGTTGCAGTACCACGGCGAAGCACCCGACGTTCGATCTGGCGTGGGCGCACTGGCACAAGCAACACGGCCTGCAGCCGACCGCCGCGGCGGTGGACGAACCCTTGCCGAGCAACGTGTTGCAGATGAAATTGTTCGCCGCAGGGAGAGGTTGAGCATGGCGCAGATCCTCCACTTCAACGATCTACAACGGATCTGCGCCCCTGATGGTCCGCCCCCCACACCGACAACGGTGGAGCGGTGGGCGGACGCTCAAGGGATTCTGTATAAGTACGACCGGCGCGGGCGCATCTGGACCACCGTCGAGGCCATCAACGCGGCCTTGGGTCTGCCCGGAGCAACGGCGTTGCCGCACGAAACGACTCTGCTGGAACTGGTTTGATGACACGTGGTCGAAAAAGGAAGTTCAACCCGGAGATCCCTGGTCACATCGACCAGGGATCGCTGCCGCGCGGCCTTTATTGGGAGGATGGCCGCTGGTATGTGATCGATCCCCATCCCGAGCGGATCGGCAGAATCAAGACCACGGTGGCCAACGGCAAGGCCAGGCTGTCGGATCTGCACGCCATCATGGAAGGGCGCGGCGGCGGCAGTCTGCGCGGCTCGCTCGATCACCTGACCGGGATTTTCAAGAGGTCCAGCGAGTACCTGGACCTCTCCGCCAAGTCGAGAGAGGGTTACGACTACTGCGCAACGAAAGCATGCGGTTACCTGCTGCGCGATGGCCGCATGCTTGGCCAACAGCGCGTAGAGCATCTATCGGTGCCGGTACTGCAGCGCGTCGTGGAAACGCTGGCCACAGGTCGACCGGCCAGCGGAAAGCTGCCGGCAATCCCAGCGACGCCGGCAGCGGCCAACCGCGTCGCCAGCTACCTACGCCGGCTCTTTGCTTGGGGCATCCGGCACGGGCACTGTGCTACCAATCCCGCCGACGGTATCCGCAAGGTGCGTGAGAAGCGCGATGCGCGCATGCCTGACCATGATTCGTTCGACGCTGTTCTGCAGTTCGCCCGGAAATGCGCCAGCCGACAAGCGCATACCGCAGGCAGCTGCCCGCCCTATCTCCCAGCGGTCATGGTGCTGGCCTACGCTGTCCGCCTGCGCGGTATTGAGGTGGACACGCTCACCGATGCCCACCTGCAGCATGAGGGCATCCGTAGCAACCGCCGGAAGGGGTCACGCGACAACGTGACGCTATGGACCAAGGAACTGCGCGCGGCTGTGAAGTGGCTGCAGGGTTACCGGGACGAACGAATGCAGGCCCACGGCCGGCCCATACCGATCAAACCGGAGCAGCGACGCCTTCTGGTTTCGGAGTCCGGCACGCCGCTGACGAAATCAGCCCTCGACAGCGCCTGGCAACGAATGGTCCGCCGCGCGATTGCTGAGGGAGTGATCGAGAAGGACCAGCGGTTCGCGCTCCACGGTCTGAAACACCGGGGAATCACCGACAGCGAAGACAAGCGCGCTGGTGGCCACGTGACCGAGGCCATGCGCCAGCTGTACGACCATTCCGTGCCGGTGGTCAAAGCAGCCGTGAAACCAAAAAAGAGCCGCTAATTTTCCCGGTAATTTTCCCGGTAGACGCAAAAAAGGCCAGCGCCCAGCGCTGGCCTTTTTCGTTGAAAGCCCTATTTTCAAGGCGTTTCGGCGATTCTCTTATGGTGCCGCTTATCCGAATCGAACGGATGACCTACTGTTTACAAGATAGTTAAACTATGCTTATATTTCAATCACTTAGCGATTTGAATTTTCCCGGCGGCAGATCGTGGAACCGTTGTCGCTGCTAGGGATCGATGCTCGTTTTCCCGGTCCTCGAGACGCGCTGAGAGCTTCAATGGGCGCGCCAGCAAGGATCTTAGACGTATGATGAATGGAACCCAGCGTTCCATCATTGGGTGTATTACATGTGTAACGGGTACCCTAAGCTACGTCCATCCAGCCCCCTCAGTACGCCACCCACCTCATCCAGGGTAGGCCGAACCGGGGGCTTTCTTGTGTCTATGGACTGACCCATGCCCACGGCCGTTTTGATTGATGGCGCCTATTTCATCAAGCGCTTCCGAAGTATCGAACCGTCGAACAGCTACAACGCTCAGCGAGTCGCCGACTGCGCGCACAGGTGGGCCATTGCTCACTTACGAGACGGCCGACGTGACAAGACGCGGCGCGATCTCTACCGGATCTTTTTCTACGATTGCCCGCCGCTTGAGAAGAAGATGCACTACCCGACTTCAAGTCGCTCTGTCGACTTTAGCAAGTCAAAAGAGGCGATTTTTCGTCGTGAGCTTCATTTGTTGCTCAGAAAGAAGCGCAAGGTCGCGGTTCGATTGGGTCACCTCTCTACACAGGTGGGCTGGACCCTTTCTCCGGCTCTCTTAGATGCCATCCTTCGAAAGAAGAAGTCCGTAGACGAGCTGACAGACGAAGATTTCCACCCGGCCGTGCGGCAAAAGGGCGTGGATATGCGAATCGGTATCGACATTTCATCTCTCGCACTGAAAAGGCAGGTCGATCAGATCGTGTTGCTGGCAGGAGACGCCGATTTCGTCCCAGCCGCCAAGCTTGCCAGGCGTGAAGGTGTCGATTTCGTACTCGACCCCATGTGGCGGAGCGTGCCAGAGGGTCTCATCGAACACATTGATGGATTGCGGTCGGTCTGCCCAAAAGCGGCTCCGCGCAAGTCCACGGCGGCTGAAGCGGCAAAGCCATCCTGCCCTACTACTCCGTCGCGCGAGAACGACTGATCGTAGACATCGGCAACATCACTGGGCCGCCATAGTAAATGTATGTGCGGCCGCTTCGTCCAACGCCCTATCATCGA